GTCCCCGATGATGGCGATGCCGTCCGGGGTATACGTCACCGGGATCGGCTTGTGGTCCGGGACGGTGACGTTGACGACACGGCAAAGCGGATCGCGGGCCAGGCTGCGCAGCAAGGTGGTCTTGCCGGAGCCGTTACAGCCCCTCACGTTGATGTACTTCACTTCTTGGTTCTCCTTTTCGCGTTTAAATCAGTCTCGTACTGGGATGATAGGTATGCTCTTGCGCTCCTTCCCTTCTCCCGGTGCTACGGGGAATTTGTAGTCCGCCGCGCGCAGGGCCTTCGCGGAGCCGAACAGCTCCGACCCGCAGCGGGGCTTCCCGCCGTTGTCGTCCGCACAGTAGAGACAGCCCGTGGGGGCGCACTCCTCGACCTCCTGGAAGGGCTGGTCCAGGTCCGTGCGGGTGAACATCGGGACGCGCTGGCCGTGGCACTGGTCCGCGGTGGTCATTTCCCTTCCCAGGGACACCCACGCGGGCTCGCCGGTTCCGGGCTTCCCGCGACGGTACTCATAGCACGTCGCGTAGGTCATGCCCAGCTCCGTCGCCCACTTCCTGTACAGCTGGTGGGCTTCGATGCGGTAGGACTCCACGATGGTCTTTTGGGCTCCGGCCTGGTTCTCGGTGAACAGCTCCGCGAACTTGCTGGCGCGCTCCGGCCCGAACCGCTTGCGGAGGCGTTCAATCATCGCCGGTGCCCAGCTGTAGCCCGCTTCCACAAATTTCACGATCACGTGGTTGTTCCCGACCTCCGCCAGCCGCTCGAACAGGTGGCGGATGTCGTCATGGGTGACGATCCCCGGAATCACCGGGTTGACCTGGATGGACGTGTAGATGCCCTGGCGGCGCAGCTCGCGGATTTCGTCCAGATGTTCCTGGAGCGGGAGCGCGCCCGGGCTCAACTTCTTCCAATCCGCGTCATTCCCAGTGTTCAGCGACTTCTGGGCGTAGCTGTATGGGTTCCGCTTCAGGAGGTCGATGGCCCAGGACGGGTAGCTGAGACGGCTCAGGAAGAAGATGGGCAGGCCCAGCTCGACGAACGCCTCCGCGCCGCGCTGCGTGTTGTGGTACACGTCCTCGAGTGGCAGGAACGGGTCCGTGAAGCTGGAGAAGTAGCCCGCGGTGGAGGTGCGGAACTTCGAGAGCATGCTGCGGACCTGATCGCCGTAGTTGACCGGAACGCTGATCAGACCTGTCCCGCGATAGCCGCGGAAGCCAGAGTTGATGTAGCAGAAGGCGCAGCCCACGGTGCAATAGCCGCCATAGGGCTCCGTCAGGATCGCCTCGCTGAAGCAGGGGCGCGCCCGGGAGCCTCGCTTGTCGTTGTGCTTGGCCTGGTACCAGCCCTGGAGCGGCTTGGCCTTGTCGATACGGATGTGGGGCGGGTAGGGCTTGCCGTCGAAGCCAAGATACACCTTGACCTCGCGCATATTCTCCTTGTCGGCGTTGCGGACCATCCCCACCTTCGCCATGCGGAACTTCGCACGCATGCCGGTCAGCGGGTCGTCCTCCTCCTCGATTGGGCCCAGGAACTCCCGTTGGTTCGGGTCCGGGCGCATGAAGTACTTGTATGCCTCTTGGGCAGCTTCTCCAGTGTCCTCATTCAGCCAGGCTGCGTGGTCCATAGTCTAACTCCTCATCTATTGAGAAAAAGTCTAGTGCATTACCCGGAAGAAGTAAAGCCCTATGAGTTGGGTCACTCGCCTATGTTCCAGAACACAATTGGGCGCTGGCGGACGGAAGCCAGGTTGAGTGGATCGCTCAGCCACTTCCATGCCTTCAGGTCATAGAACGGATTGCACGGGAAGGGCGCGGTGACGCCCCGGGCCGCGTCCGCGTACCCATAGCCCTCATCCACGAACCGGACCCGCTCGCCCAGGGAGACGCCTGCGGCCTTCTCGATGTACTCCCGGGCGGCGTCCTGGCTCCGCGAGTAACCCATGTGAAGGACGACGTTGTAGTTGCGGAGCAGGCCCGCCTCCTCGAAGCCCTTGAGCACCCCGGCGGCGACCGTCCCCGAGCTGATGCTGATCACGAGGGTCCCGGAGCCCGGGAGGTGCGGGGCGGTGCGGACGGCCTCCGCCGCGTTCTCCGTGACCGATTCGGGCAGCTTCAGAGCGTTGGGCATCAGGTAGCTCCCCGGATAGTTCGCGGCCAGGTGCTTCTTGGCCTTGTGGTACAGGATCGCTGAGCGGCCCGCCGGGAGGTCCACTAGGGTCGCCCCGAGCTGGCGGGCTCGTTGCTGCTGAACGCGCGGGGCGTCCGCGTCCCCGTCGCGCTTGAAGCGGGGCCAGAAGTCCACGCACTGCTTTCCCAGCTCCCGGCAGACGTAGGCGACCGCCCAGCCCGCCTTCGAGTGGTAGGTGTCCAGAACTCCGATGACGGACTCAGGGCGGTTCTTGATATGGGCGACCACTCCGCGAATCTTGCTGAAGGACGGCCCGGGGAACGGACAGCACAGGTCCTCGCGCTTGACGAGGATCGGGACCCCGTTCAGCTCATAGGTTTCGACCGGGGTGTTGTTGACGATCATTTGTNAGACTCTTTGTGGATACGCCCAAGGGCGCGGTACAGTTTGCGCAACTTCATGTTCTCCGGGTACTGGACGCGACCGCACTTGGAGCAAGTCAAGGCTCCGCGCAGGTACACGTTTCGACCCGGGAAGAAGTCGTGGGGGCAGAAGCCTTGATTGGCTCCGCGCAGCCACCAGATCGCCCAGGCGATCCCGGCGGCGAGGTTCAGCCAAGCCCACCAGCTCACTTCCCCGTCTCCTTGGGCATGTGCGCGAGGAACGCCCGGGCGGCGGAACAGCGACCCNCCCAGGGTTCGAGGCCGGTGTTGATCTCGCGGATGTCGTTCCAGAGCGGGTAGTGTCCGTTCATGTGGGACTTCCACTTACACAGGACCGTCTCAACCTCCTGGATGTTCACGGGGCGGTCGCCCAAGGGCGGGGCCGCGAGGTCCGCGAACCGCCCAATCAGGTAGTCCGCGACCCAGGACAGGATCGCCTCGCGCTTCGGCTTCGCGCCCTCCTGGTACTTGTGCGCCTCGCGCTGCTCCCACAGCATCATCGCGGCCTTCTCCGGGTCCTTGAACATGAACACGGCGGCTTGGTCGAAGTCCACCGGGACGCCCATCACCCGGTCCATCATATCCGCGATCTTGAAGCCGATCCAAGGCCCGAAGCCCTTGTGCTCCTGGGCGCGGGCGGAGACGGTGCGGAAGGGCAAGCGCTCATCCTCCGTCGCCCGGGCCCCCACGTACAGGACCATGTCCTCCGGACGGTCGCCGTAGCGAGCCTGTAGGGAGGTCACGGAGTCCACGGCGATCTTGGCCCGGTAGTGGCGGCGCTCGTGCCCACGGGGCCAGCGTCCGCCCACGGGCGTCTCCTCCTCGTTGCGGGCCGCGACCATCATCCAGTGCCAGAACTCCTCGCCCTCCTTCTCGCTCAGGAAGGAGGCGACACCGGCGTGGTAATAGCACCAATAGGCGAGGAGCCAGCGGCAGAGCTGCGGCACGGAGAAGTCCCCCACCTCCACCGCGCGAACTAGAGCGATATAGACGGGGTCCAGATCACCGGTGGTGATCAGGTGTCGGCCAAACGTCTCGATGTCCAGTCGGGGGTAGTTTCTGCCCATAGTCTTTTCTCACAAGAATGCTTGACTGATTTTCTCGGACAGTTCCTTCAGGATGTCCCAATCAGAGAAATGGCGACTGAAGGAAGGCCCCATGCGGACTTCTTTGTTGACGTGAATACGGGAATGGACCGTCAGCCACTTGCTGTCGCCGTCCTCCGTGANCACAACGTGAATCCACGGAGGTAGTTTGAAGGGCTCCATCCGGTATCCACGTTCGAGCGGATATTCGACCCGGCGGAGCAGGTAGTCATAGGTGCGTTCAACGGCCATGTCACACCTCAGACTTCGAAGCGTGCTTGGTGGGCGTTCGCCTTCGGGGCCGACTTCAGGGGCCTGTGGGGCGGGATGGAGTGGCCTTCAGGCACGACGATGAAGAACCGCTCTGTGCCGTCCGCGTCGAACTGGCTGCGCACGCCGTAGCCCTTCAGCTTCATGTCCCAGCCGAATCCGGAGCGGACGGTGGCTTCGGTCCAAGGCCGGTTTCCGCCGCTCAGTGCGTCCAGCAGCTCCTCCATCGTCGCCCCGTTCGGGCGGGCCAACATGTCCAGGAGGATGGCCTGCTTGGAGCCCTCGCGGCACGGGATCGGGGCATGGCCCGGGGGCAGGAGGTTGGTGCCGCGGCGGGCCTTCTTCTTCTCGTCCTTCTTGGCGACCTTCGCCGGAGCCGGAGCCGCGGCGAGGGCGTCCTTCTTCGCCTGGGCCTCCGCGAACCGCTGGAGCAGCTTCCAGGTGCGGGCAACGGCAGTGGCCTTGTCAGCGAAGCGGCGAACCCGCGTGGCCTGATCTTCGCGGCCCTCGTGGAGGGCCGTCACCAGGTCGTTGTACAGGGAAACAAGGGCCGGACCGGACATGTCGCTCAGGCTGGCTTCGGTGTAGGTGTCGCCGTTGAAGGTGATCTTGTTCATGTCGTTCTCCTTTTCTGCGGTTGTTGATATCTCTTGGTCGGCGTTAGTCGACGCTCACAGCCCAGGGCCCGTGAGCATCACCCACCAGAATCAGCTGCTCGCCTCGGCGGTAGACAGCAACCTTATCGTTGCTGGTGGAGGCGACGATCAACTCGGCGCCCAACACCTCGGCCAACTCGTTGATGTCGTCGTCCTCTTCGCCCACCGGGAAGCCCATGCCGGCATCGTCGAGGGCCTTGTACACCTCGTCGTAGCGGCCCAGGGCGACGAGTTCGTGGATGTTCATGGCGTTGATGTAGTTCATGTTGGTTCTCCTTTTCTGCGGTTGTTGGTGTCTCGCGGTCGTTGTCCGACCGTGAGAAGAAGTATAGATACAACCGCCGAAAAAGTAAAGCGCGTCAGGTGAACTTTTTGCCTCGTCAGCGAAGTCCAACAACGGCCAGGGGTTCGCGACGTTCCGCCCAACCAGAATCACGTTGCGGCCCCTCCGTCTCCTCTTGTTGTATCTTCAGGTTGATGGTGCGCTCCGGGGCCGGGACGGCCCATTCAGCAAGGCGCATCCCGGCCATCAAGAGGGCACCGGCGGCGATCAGCAGGACCGCCTTCAGCGCCATCTCCCTCATTCACACTCCCTCCGTCCCGTCACCGGGTCAATACGACACTGGCTCGCGGGCTCCTCCGCCGCCGCCTCGCTGCCGTCATCCTTCGCCACGAGGACGCCCGAACGCTTGCCCCCGAGACGGAACGTGGTACAGCCCTTGGCTCCGCCTTCCCAAGCGCGCACGTACACGTTCTTGAAGTCCTCCCAGCTGATGTCGGAAGGCACGTTACATGTCTTGCTCACAGCGCTATCGACCCGGCGAGCGGCGGTGGTCAGGACGGCCACGTGCTCCTCGACCGTGACGCGGGAGGCGGTCTTGCCGCGGACCCCGAACACGCGCGCACCGTAGTCGTGGACCGTCTCAACCCGGGGTCCGTTGAACTCCTGAACGGTCCGGTCGAAGCTGTAGGCGAACACCGGCTCAATCCCGGAGCTGACGTTGTCGGCGCACAGGCTGATGGTCCCGGTCGGAGCGATGGAGGTGAGGTGGGAGTTACGGATGCCGTATTTGGCGATGGCGTCCCGCACGTCCTCGCGGAGTGTTTTGATGAACTGGCCCTGGAGGTACTTGTCCTTGTCGAACAACGGGAAGGAACCCTTGACCTTGGCGATGTGGGCGCTGGCCAGGTANGCTTCGTCACGGAGCGTGTCCAGCACCTTCGCCTCGAAGGCCAGGAACTCCGG